AGAAGGAAAGGCATACCACTAAGAATAATATTAAATAATTAATAAATTATTTTGTATAATAAATAAATATTATTATATTTGCACTGTATTATTAAATTGGGCTAAGGGGGAGGGGGGAGAGAGATGGTTATACAGCATATGAGTTGTATAAGTAATATTAGGGGGTAGCTCCTGATAAAACGCAAAATAGCTACAGTTTTCTCTTATGTTTTTTGATGCTCACAATGATAAAAAACTGTAGCAAAACCTCTTTAGCTAAGTGGACAAAAGCAACTGGAATTATGGCCAGTAATAGTTAGTTCGAATCTAACAGGAGATCCAGATTTGCGGGGTCAATCAAAAAATTGATAAAGCAATCAGGGCCCATAGCTCAGCTGGTTAGTAGCACCTGACTCATAATCAGGAGGTCACAGGTTCAAGTCCTGTTAGGCCCACCACGATGACGGACAATGCGATTGTGGTTTAATTTAAACCTTAATGTGAAAAAATTTATTTTAATGTATTCGATTACTTTAAACTAATTGCTTGTGAAAGCCATTAGTTTTTTTTATTTTGTATATTTGCAGTACAAAGAATTATATTTAAGTTTGAATTTAATAATAAAGATTGCTTCTCTATATAGTAATCTTAAATACTTATATTATGCAACAACCTAAAAAAATTAAAGCTAAAGAACCTGTGAGTATGTTCTATACAGAATCCAACAACACAAGCTGTGGCTGCAAAAACTGGATTAGCTTCAGAAGCATTGGATTTAGGTCTTAATACCTACCAAGCTATTGGAGACATAAATGATGGTAACTATAAAGGAGCTACATACAATGGAATACAGGGAGCTTCAAACATAGGGAGCTTCATAGGGGCATCTGATGTTTTGCGTGCCTTTGGAAGGAATGGAAGATGGGCTGATAGGCTTCTTGATTTCACAACAAGAGGTGTTATGGGCGTAAATGACATAGTAGACGGTGTAAATAATATAGAGGGTATAAATGAAGCTAAGGCTGCTGCCGAAATGAAAAAACAGCAAGAACTACAAGAATTAAGAGAGAAGTATGATATATTTAGAAATAATGTATCTTTGCAATTCAGATAAATAAAATTTATAATTATGTTTGATATACCAGAAATTAATACAGTTTTTAAAAAAGAAAGACATGAAACTAGTATTGGTTCGGAAGAACCCTTTTGTGATGTAATTCATTTTCTATGTAGAATAGAAGGATTTAAAACTAAAATAAAAAACCTACATTGGGCAAGCAAAGACCTTAACATCCATGTGAAACTAGATGACTTTATGTCAGTCATATCAGAATATCAAGATAGTGTGGCAGAGGACTATATGGGAATGCAGGGAACAATGCCGCCTAATGTACTATGTGGAATAGAGGACAAGAGTTTAGATGCTCTAACAATGCTTCAAGCACTAAAGGAAGCAACCCTATCCTTTTATTCAACTCTTCCAGACCAACCTTGCTACAAGGGAATAGTATCAGAAACAGAAGCATTTATGCATGAACTGAATAAATACAAATATTTATTTACATTGTGTAAGTAACTATTTTTAGAATTAATATTTAGACCTAGCTATGGATATACTTACTATAGCTAGGTTTTATTTTGTAAAATAATTACTAATTAGTATAGTTATTAAGATAATTTAATTACATTTGCATTATAAAAATAAACAGAATATGAAAAAAATGAATGCAATAATGGACAGCACCCTTAGGGGTATTATAGAGGCATCCAATGCTTTAAATATACAGAGAGAGGATGTTGTTAATCTTTTATTTCAAAATAATAATTTTATATTAATTTATTATACTAAAGACTAATGGAAACAAGCAAGGAAGTACCAGTAGTAAGTATAGAAGAGTTTAAAAAAGCTTTAAAGAATAGACTAACTAACTTTGAAGCCGTTAAAAGATTTAAATCTATAAGCAGGGCAATTAAAAGAGGTTTGGTTTCTCCTTTTGGAGTACTATATCCTAAAATGCCTTTTAATAATAGGAAGAATACTTGTAGAAGAAAGAATGCAGATTCTAGAGAAACTAATACTTTGAAAAAAACAATTTATGGAAAACTCAAATACAAAGGAAGAATTTAATAGTATACCACTGCATTTTTGTAAAAACTGCCTATCTTTAAATATAAGATGTGGTGAAGATATCCCAGACTTTTGTGAAGCCTGTGGTTCTACTGATATTATAGAAGCAAATGTAAAAGACTGGGAAGAATTATATATTAAAAATAAAGGATATAAATATTTAGACAATGGGAGAGCAAGAAGAAAAAAAAGCAAGTAAGCTAACTTATGAACAGTTGGAAAATGTAGCCCACCAAATGAGTGAACAATCTAAACAATTGTACAATCAATTACAGGAAGCTAGAATGAACAATGCAATGAAAAGACTTGACTATATGTTTAAAGTCTTAGAATTTAAAGAGTGTTTTCACAGTGACTTTATTATTAAAGTCAGTGAGGAGTTAGAAGAAATAATGTACTCAAAAACACCAGAACCTAAAACTGAATCCGATGTTGAAACCAAATAATGTTATAAGGATTCCTTGTAATAAAGGATATAAATTCTTTATTTGGTGGTTAGAATTTCTTAGACCATTTCATCATTTATCTGATAGAGAGATTGCAGTAGCCGCTGCAATCCTCTATAAAAGATATGAATTATCTAAGGTAATTTCTGATACTGAATTATTGGATAAAGTACTTATGTCAGAAGATTCAAGAAAACATATATTGGCACTGTGTCATAAAAGTGGTACTCATTTTCAGGTAATAATGAGTAGACTCAGAAAGACAACCTTCCTTCCCGAAGGTAAAGTTAATGCTAAATATATTCCTAAAATTAGTGAATCTGAGGGTAAATTTAAGCTTTTAGTATTTTTTGATTTTTCAAATAATGGAGAAGAACATACTAAAGGAAGTCTCTAAAAAAACAAAATTTAGCATTGAAGAATGTTCTAAGGTATACAATTATTATTGGCAGTTTATACACGATACAATAGTTAATTTGCCTTTAAAAAACATGAGCGATGCAGAATTTAAGCAATTTAATAAAGGTATTAATATACCTAATATAGGTAAATTTTATTTTAAACGAAATGATAAAACTAAAAAAGATAACTCCGTTATTTAACTTTGTGCTTACAACAGCAGATAATGTTAAGGATTATGAGGAGACAAATGGCATAATTACTAATGTAACAAAGATTAATGCCCGCAGTGATTTACAAAAAGTTATTGCGATAGGGCCTATGGTTAAAGGAATTAGTATTGGTGATACGGTATGTATTAATCCAAAAAGATATGCTAAAGTAGGACATAAGCCTAATTCAATTTCTGAAAATATAGAGCACAACAGTGTAAATATAACTTATGTATTTGACGATTATGAAATTGACGGTAAAGTGTGTATGTTGATTACAGATGGTGATATTAAATTTGTGGTTAATGAGATGGAAGAAATTAAGACGGAGAAGCCGAAGGATATTATACTAAATTCAAAACCTAGTATAATTCTATAATTACTATAAATTACATTTATAGTATAATCATTTATAATGAACCACTTCCTAATAAGAGGTGGTTTTTTAATATATACTAATATGGAACATTTAATAAATTATATAGATTATAAAATTGTAATATCTAATGAGGCATATTTAATAAAACCTTTTAGAACTTTACATAACAATGACACAAGCCCTACAAAGGAGTTTTTTCTACAGCAGATGAGTTATATATATTTCATGTATAGCCCCAAATCAAATTATAACTATATTACAGATTTAGAAGAACGTAAAGTAGAAATACTGAAGCAAGAAGGTTTACCTAGTAACTTCAAAGAGTCTAAAGATTTGCTTTTAGCTATAGAGTATTACAAGAAGCACACAACAACCTTATCTTCTTTACTTCTTCAAGACACAGAAATAGCTATAAATAAGGTTAGGAAATTTTTAAGAGATATAGATTTAACAGCCATTGATGCTAAAAGAAGATATATATATGACATTACTAAAATAACAACCGCTATAAAGCAATGCCAAGAACTAAGCTCTTCCTTAGTAGGTTATAGACAAAAGGTAGAAAAAGAGCTAACAGAAGAAAGTAGGGCTAGGGGAGGTAATGATTCTAAAAAAATATTTGAAGATGGTATTATACTATGAATTATAATAATATACAAACAGATATAAAAGCATTAGCTTTAGACAAGGAACCACAAGAAATTCAAGATAATTTTTGGAAATATATAAATGGGGTACCTTTTATACAAAGTTTAATTTCTGAAAATAGACCTAAAGCCAAAGATTTATTAAGGGATGCCAGTGGTAAGATAATAATTGATATTACAAAGCCACACATTTTGGAAGATATGGACTTTTTTAGAAAGACTGCTATCCATTATCAACAGACTGGTAAACTTACGGATTTAAGACCTAATGCTAATTATAACTCAGATTTTTGTAAATGGGTGAGGGAAGAAGTCTCTAGGTGTTACTATGGCTATGTAAGAGAAAGTGACGGAGAGTGGATTACTGGAGATTATTATTTCTTTCTTAATTATTGTCCAATATTAATAGCTAAGAAGGAACAAGAAAGTAAAAAAGCCTTACGTGTTATACATGACCTGTCTGTCTGGGAAGGTCATTACTTATTATTCCATTATTTAAATATAGCAAGGGAGTCTGGACATCATGCAATGGAACTAGCAAGGCGTGGTGCTGGTAAATCTTATGGGGGTGCAGCATTATTAGCTAAAAGGTTTATATTAGGGGAAAGCGAGAAAGTTAATAAATTAGTGCAATGTGTTGTTACAGCCTCTGAAAAAAAATATTTATCAGGAGCAAATCAAGTGTTAGAGATGTTTCAATCATATATTGATTTCTGCGCTGATAATACACAATTTCCATCTAAAAGACTAATAAGTGCTCCTAGAGACTTGCAATGGACTATGGGATATTTAGATTTAAATAGTGGTACGAAAAAAGGCACTTTAAATTCTGTTGTGGGTATTACATCTAAAGACGATGAATCTAAGCTACGTGGTTCTAGAGGTGTACTATACTTAATTGAAGAGATGGGTAGTTTTCCTAGACTACTACCTTTGTATAATATTTTAAGACCTTCCGTAGAAGATGGTGAAAATGTGTTTGGTACTATATTTTTGTATGGTACAGCTGGAGATGATGCTTCTGACTTTAGTGCTGCTCAAGAAATGATGTATAACCCTAAAGGTTATAACATACAGTCTTTACCTAATGTTTTCGATTTAGTTGGTCAGGGGAAAAAAGACTTTACCTTCTTTTTTCCTGGATATATGAATAGAGCTAATTGCTATGATGCTAATGGAAATTCAGATGTAATAAAAGCTTTGTATGAGATATGTAAAGATAGGTATATTACTAAATATAACAGTACGGACAGTAATACTGTAACTAAACGTATTTCAGAAATACCTATAACCCCTCAAGAGGCTATTATTAAAGCTAAGGGAAATATGTTCCCAATCACAGATTTAACTAATAGATTAAATCAGATAGATTCTAATCCTAATTTCTATGATACAACTTATATTGGAAACTTAGTATTAAAAAACAATACGGTGGAGTTTGAAATATCTAATGCCCTCCCTATAAGAAATTTTCCTTTAAAAGATAATAAATATGAGGGAGCTATTGAAATATGGAAAATGCCAGAAAAAGATAAATCCGGCTCTGTATTTTCAGATAGATATATTTTAGGATATGACCCAGTAGATGATGATGAATCCAATACTTCATCTTTAACAAGTTGTTTTGTTTTAGATTTATTTACAGACCAAATAGTGGCTGAATATACTGGCAGACTTTCTACTGCGGACGCTTGTTATGAAGTAGTACGTAGGTTATGCATATTTTATAATGGAAAATGTTTATATGAGAGTAATAAAAAAGGTATATACCCATATTTCAATAAATATAATTGTTTATATATGTTAGCTGATACCCCACCATATCTTAGGGATAAATCTATAATTAAAGATATAGGTTTAGGAAATAAATCTAAGGGTGTGCATGCCACGGCTGCTGTAAATGCTTATGCTAATAATAGAATAAAGGATTGGTTAATAAAACCTTATTCTTACAAGGAAATTGATGGTGACAATGTAGTTGAGCTTACTACATTTAATCTTTATAACATAAATAGTAGAGCACTTATACAAGAGCTTATAGCTTTTAATCCTGAGATAAACGTAGATAGGGTAAGAGCTTTAGGTATGTTAATGCTATATAGGGAAGAGCAGTTAATATTGGGAGGAGGGGAGTATAGGAGTACTAGTGAAGAAAAGGATTTAAATGAAGACCCTTATTTTGTAAGAAACTATAAACCACATAGAAAGGTATAATAAAAACAGTATTATAGTTGAATATAGTTCAATCCAATATTATTTTTGTATAAAATTATAAGGATATGGCTAATATAATAAATTTCCCTAGACAAATGCTTCCCTATACTAAAAAAACAAAACAGTGGATGGAAGACTGCGTTAGATGGGCACAAGATAAAACATATTTTAATGACGCTTTAGTTAGAAATACTATAATCCATAAAAAGATTAATGCAGATTTAGTTAATGGTAAACTGCATATGTCTGATTTAGAGTTAATTTTAAATCCTGACAATTTAAATGCGGGCTATATTCCAGATAGAATCCAGCATTACCCAATCCTGAATAGTAAGCTTAATGTGCTTAGAGGTGAGGAATCTAAGAGACTATTTGATTTCAGATTAATTGTAACGAACCCAAATGCTGTAAGTGAGATAGAAGAAAATAAATCAAAAGAACTCGTTAAATCCCTACAAAGTATAGTACAAAACCAAGAGCTCTCCGAAGAGGAAGTACAGAAAGAGTTAGAGAAGGTAAATGACTACTATAATTATGAATGGCAGGATTTAAAGGAGATAAGGGGAAATGCTTTTTTAAATCATTATATTAAAGAGTATAATATACCATTAATGTTTAATAATGGTTTTATGAATGCCATGACCTTTGGAGAAGAAATATATCAATGTGATATTATTGGTGGGGAACCTGTAATTGAGCTTTTGAATCCATTGAAGGTAAGGGTGTTTAAATCCGGATATTCAAATAAGATAGAAGATGCTGATATTATAATTATAGAGGACTATTGGTCTCCTGGAAGAATTATAGATACATTTTATGACTCTCTTACAGATAAGGATATAAAATACATAGAGACTGTTCAAGACCATGTTGGGCAGGATGAAGTTGATAATATGGATAATTTGGATGGTAGATATGGCTTTGCTCCTAAATCTATGATTGATGATGTAGTGTCAGATAATCAGGAATTTTTCTTTGACCCTGCTGGGGCTATTGGAGATGGCTATAATAACTCATTATTGCCTTATGATGTTGCTGGGAATCTTAGAGTGCTTAGGATTTATTGGAAGTCTAAAAGAGCTATTAAAAAAGTAAAATCATATAACCAAGAAACAGGAGAGGAAATATATGAGTTTTATCCTGAAAATTATGTGGAAGATAAGGAAGCCGGAGAAGAGGTAACTAAATTATGGATTAATGAAGCCTGTGAAGGTACTATGGTTGGAGATTCAGTGTTCCTAAATATGGGACCAAGGACAGTACAATATAATAGTGCAAGTAATCCTTCAAGATGTCATTTTGGTATAATAGGGTCAATATATAATTTCAATGACTCTAAGCCTTTCTCTTTTGTTGATATGATGAAGCCTTATGCTTACCTGTATGATATTATCCATGATAGGTTAAATAAGGCAATAGCTGCTAATTGGGGTACAATGTTTGAGCTTGATTTAGCCCAAGTACCTAAAGGTTGGGAGATTGATAAATGGTTATATTATGCTAAAGTAAACCATCTTGCTATTAAAGATTCCTTCAAACAAGGAAATATAGGCGCAGCAAAAGGAGTAATGGCTGGTAATTTTGCATCTAATTCTAGAGGTGTGATTTCTACAAATGATGGTAATTACATACAGCAACAGATTAATTTATTGGAATTTATAAAAATGGAAATGTCTGAAATAGTTGGTATTTCTAGACAACGTGAAGGACAGATAAGCAATAGAGAAACTGTTGGTGGTGTAGAAAGGGCTACCTTACAATCTAGTCATATTACAGAATGGCTCTTTACAATTCATGATGATATTAAAAAAAGAGTTCTTACAGCTTTTTTAGAGACAGCTAAAATAGCCTATAAAGGCAGGAAAATAAAGTTTGACTATATACTTCCTGACAAATCATTAAAGATGATGGAAATTGACGGAGATGAGTTTGCTGAAGCTGACTATGGCTTAGTAGTAGATAATGACGAAGGTACACAAAAATTAAATTCGCAATTAGATACTTTAGCTCAAGCTGCTTTACAAAACCAAATATTAGATTTCTCTTCTATAATGAAATTATATTCCTCTTCAAGCATGGCTGAAAAACAGCGTATGGTAGAAAAGAAGGAACGTGAGCTAAAGGAAAGCCAAGCTCAGGCACAGAAACAGCAAGAAGAATTGCAGAAGCAATTGGTAGAAAAAGAAATGAAGCAAAAGCAGGCAGAGCTTTCAGCTAGAGAGGCTTGGAATATTAGAGATAATGAAACTAAAATAATGGTGGCACAACTTAATGCTGGCAATAATTCGGAGGATGGTATCTCTGAAGCTTCTACAGACATTTCTAAGCAGGAATTGTTAGAGAAAATAAGGCAATTTGACGCAAAACTAGCTTTGGAGAAAGATAAATTAAATTTTCTAAAAGATAAACAGTTGGAAGATGCTAGTATAAAAAGAAATTCTATAAACCATAAATTTATTAATAAAAAATGAATATAATAAGAAATTTAGTTCATTCAATTTTAGAACCCGCACAAAAAACAGGCGTTGGATGGTTATACCCTAATAATGACGGTACTTTTAAATTAATGTTTTGGGGTAATGATGCTTGGGTAGAAATTACTGATGGTTATGTTACCTTTGAAGAGTTAATGACCATATTACCTCAATATGTAGCTGGACTATATAAAGTTAAAGGTACAATAGCTTTTGATGAGCTTCCTGTTGTAGGAATGAAAGTCGGTGATGTGTATAATATTGCTGATGCCTTTATTACAGATGGTAGGTTTAAAGAAGGTGCTGGTTTAAGTTATCCAGCAGGTACTAATGTTGTGTGGGTATCTCCAGATTTTGACAATGAGTCAAAATGGGATGTATTGGCTGGAAATATTGACCTATCAATATATCAGACAATTGAAGAGGCTACATTAGAAACGGATTCTAAAGAAATTCCAGGAGCTATAAATGAGCTTTTAGAAAAAATTAAAGATTTAAATAGGTCTTTATATCCATTAACAGCACGAATTAGTTGTGTCCCATCTTTAGTAAAAAAAGGAAATTCTGTTACTGTAATTACTAATTGGTCAACTACTGTAAATAATATTGAGGTAATCCCTGATACCCAAGCTATTAATGGTGTAACTATTCCTTCTACTATTAAACAGGGTAGTAATGTGAATGTTACTGACACTACATTATACACTTATGGGGCTACTTATGATACTATGACTGCAGTGGCTACCGCTACTGTAACCTTTGTATACCCTGTATATTGGGGTTTAGTACTTTCAGATGCTGTTATTACAGCTGAATCAATACAGGGAATGTCTGAAGTTATTAAATATAAAGACGCTCCTTATATAGCAAGTAATAGAACATTCACAAATCAGGAGGATGTATATGCCTATCCTTCCTATTATGGAGATTTAACTTCTATAAAAGACCAAAATAATTTTGAACAATTAAGTGGTTATACTAAAACAACCATACTATTGACAGTTGGTAATGATGAAAGTATACAGTATAATGTATATAGAAAAAATGAACCAGCTACTAATATAAATATGACATTAACATATAAAGTTTAAAGGTATGAGTATAAAACAGAATCAGGGTTTTTTATTGCAATCTCCTGTGCCAACAGTACTTCGTGATGCTGTTGATACTATTGTAGATTTAAAGAATATAAATGACAATTATTATCCAGATAATTATATTATATTATGTAATGAGGATAATACAGTGTATCTATATACAAAGAGTAATAGTATAGATGCTATTACTGGTAAATGCAGAAAGCTAGTTAAGCCGGAAACTCCCTTTGATGCTTTCCCTATCGAAAGTAACACATCAGCTGTTTATAGTGACGGATTATATAAATGGTTTAAGGGCTATGGAGATTGGGACTTGGGTAAAACATATACTTATAAGACACCTAAGGGTACTAGGGCACCTTTGGTTAAAAGATATGACCATAAAAAGGTTACATCCCCGACTCAAGAAAGCCTTTTTGTTACTTATGAGGCTACTTATACCCCTTATTTATCTAAAACTATTCATTATGATTGTACAGGAACGAGAGATCAGGACTACTATGCTGTTTTCTGTGCTCCGCACTCTTCCGCTGGTGCTATAAAATTTGATTTTACTACTAAGACATTATCTGGTAGCAGTACAGACCCTGATTGGGGTGACATTACCACTATAACATGTATGTTTGATACAAACCATGATAGGGTTAGTTTTGCCTCACTGCCAAAAGGTTTTGATATTATAGCTTCTTCTGTAGTTGGAAATGACTACACAATAGCTATGAAGATACCTGCTTCATACGTTGGACATTTGTATTTTAGGACTTCAGGATATTTTAATGACACTAATAGTACGAATGTTCTTACTTTTATGGGAGCTTCTGTTTTAAATGGTTCTGTAACATGGTCATTTACCTACTATAACACTCTAGTAGATAATCTTACAACTTATGATATAGTCACTTATGAACAATTACAAGAGGTTCCTGGTTTTGGTACAGGTTCTTCTATTTTAAATTACTCTTTAATTACTAGTGAACATATCGATATTATTGAAGCGAATATAGGTAGTAATTCCAAGACTTTCAATTGGGCTATGGACAGGGCTATCTATTGCTCACTATGGGATAAATTTACATACCTAGATACTTCAAAACAACCCACCTTAGTAGCGGGTAATAATATTACTATAACAAACGGTAATGTTATAAGTGCAGAAGGGGATGGGTCAGTCGAAATGGCATCATCTACGGCTGACGTGCTAAAAGAAAAGACATTGTATTTCATACCCAACAACAACGCTTACGACGGGTATGTAAGGCACAGAAGTAACATAACCACAACCCAAATAGAGCATACGGCTCATTTAGCAGAAAGCGGAGCCCCTTATTATAGAGAAGTTCAGAAACTTGGCACATACATATATGCCGTAGGAGAGGTGCAAGATGGTGGAACCATAAATAGGCATGCTGAACTTTTAAGATCATCTGATTATGGCGCAACTTGGGTATCTACTTTAGTTCCATTGAAAGCAGACATTAGCTTTTACATTCTAAATAATTTATTGATAGTTACAGGAGTAGATAGTGACAACAATAGGCATTTATACACTTCATCAGATTATGGCGACACATGGAGTGAAAAGCAACTGCCTAGTACT